CAAGTAAGGGTTACCTCACCACCAAGAGGCTTGGCAGCCGCTTGTACAAACACGAGATCGCCTCCTATGACTGAAGAAATGCCAATCACCTATTACAAGATGGGCAGCGAGCGGATCAAGACCCGCGCGCCACGGACCGTGACCGCTGGCCTGGTGCAATCAGGCGAGGCGTTCCTGGTCATCGACACCAATGCGATGCACATGGAGTTCCAGCGCCAATTGTTCAAACACATCCAGGACGGCAACATCAAAGTGCAAGTAGCGGAGGTGGTCAATGACTGAATTTGAATCCACCTGCTGCGGGATTCCCTGCATCATCCGAGTGACGGACTGGGAGGGCTACATTCCTCCCAACCTGTCAGGGCATCCCGATAACTGGGCACCGTCTGAAGGCGGTGAAGGAGAATGGGAAGTCCTCGACAGCAACGGCAAGCCCGCGCCTTGGCTTGAAGCGCAGATGACCGAGGAAGAGCGCGTCCGCATTGACGAGGAGGTTTTTGAACATATGGAGAACCAGTCTGATGACTACTATTAAATCGATGACCTTTACAGAATGGTGGGCTGATTTGAGCGAACGAGAACAAAAACACCTGGGGCTCGAGTCCGCCAGGTTTGTCTGGGAAGAATGCCAAAAGTACACCCTTATGACCATTGAGGATGCGTGCAAAGCACAGGTGGCCTATGACCAGGGTTTCAAGGATGGCAGAGCACATTACGAGGTATACGTGGCGGGGTGGAGGCTGACCCCGGGCGTGCAGCCGGGGATGATTTGGATCAGCGACGCAGGTGGTGAGGGCGGGGACTTTCACATTCACGAGCTGGCCGAGGTCATTGGAAAGTTTTATGGGGAGAAGTTCTGATGGCCTGCCCACCATGCAACAACAATTGTGACGAAGGTAGAACCTGTCCTGCAAAGAATAAAACCATCGAAGAAGACGATGATATTCAAGACTATAAAAGGCCGTGGGTAGGGCTGACGGCGGATGAGCAATCTTTTGTTTTTGACCAAGTCAAACAGATTGTTGACAGTAAGCCCTTTTGGGTGAGGTTTGCAGATGCAGTGGAAACCAAACTTAAGGAGAAGAACACATGAAACTATACGGATATGTTTGGACAAAAGACAAGCACGAACCCAAATTCTTTTGGTTTGAGAGTGAGGCTAGAGATGTGCAAAGAGACTTTGGGGGCGAAGTTGTGCCTGTCTATAAATGATTGACAAAATAATTCTCAGTGCAGTGCTAGGCACAGTTGGGTTCAATGGGCTTTTTCCTGACCCACCACAGCCACCACAACCTCTTACGCCTTGGCAGCTGCAGCAAAAGGCAAAAGAAGCATCAAAGAGCGCGGTGTGCAACAAGAAGAAGAAAAGTAAGACAGTAAAAGAACTATGTCAACGGTGGGGCAAGGAGCCGAGCACATGACAAAGATGGTTCACCCCCTGCCGTGGGACTACTGCCGCTGCCAACCCGTCAACGTGGATGCAAAATGTCAGAATTGCAGACGCTGGAGCGAACACCCCGACCAGACCTCCGGACCACGGACCGCGTTTATCCAAGTGGCAAACAGTAAGTCAAAGGCCTGCTGCCACTTTCCCATTTCACTTTTGAAGGAGACAACATGAGACCCGCTACCTTTTCAACAGAAAACCCACCTGTCCCCGTTACCTGCGTAGAAACTCTTGAGTACATCGCCAGTCTGCGCAGAAGAATCGAAGTGCAAAACGACCAAATGGAGCACTTGGTGGCCCAAGCACAGGAGTTCTTGAGGAAAGCCGAGCACTTGGAACGAGAGGTGGAGAAACTCTCCCTGGACTTGGGCATCCGACAAGGGGAAACCGGGCCTGGGTGGCAAAAGGTCAACCAATGACCACGTCTCTTGCGGAGATTGTCCAGGCCCTTGATCCACGGCCCATGGTTCAAGTGGTGATCATCACGGCCGGCGGGACAAAATATGCTTTGATCGGCCCGGTGATTGACTGCGGGGAGGTGACAGGAATTGAGTTTGGCGAAGTCATGCCCATGGACGTGGCAGCCAAGATGTTGTCAGGGGAACACCGGCAGTGGTTGGCGGGGCAGCTGCAATAAAAAACCCGCCAGGGTTGAGCTGGCGGGTTTGGGGTTGCAGTGATTAAGCAGATAGCTTGTCTAAATTGAACCAATGACCATGGTCCGAGGCCCATACAAAGCTGCCGGCCGATGATTGAGTGAAGGCATACTGCCTTTTCTTCTCATCAAACCAGACCGCCGGGTAAGTACCATAGTCAATCCCCAGTTTGGCCAAGAGCTTGGTGGCTGCAGCCGCTCGGTCATGCCCTTGTTCAGGATGGCCGGGCTGGGGAGGGTCGAGTTCAATCCACACGCGATTGTTCGTGTTCATATACTTTCTCACTTTCTATTGTTAAAGAACATTTGCCAACTTATCTAGCTGACAATTAAATTATACTCTATAACATGTCAACTGTCAACGTGTCAAGTGGTTTATTTCTAGGTGTTTACCCTTAGTTGGACTGTGGATTTATACAGTGGAATGGGGACTGGAGCGCGGACCGAGGGCAAATTACGTGTTCTAGTAGACTTTTTTTGGGTAAGAGTGTTTTTTTTTTATTTTTTTTTGAAATTAGACGTAATAGATGTAATGGTGTAATAAATGTTATGAATCAATGAGTTATGAGAACACAGTACATTACACATAGTCAATGGATGTAATTTACATAAAATGCGCGCGAGCTAACTTTTTGAAAAAAATAAAACATACTCTTGTCTAAAAAAGTCTAACTAAAACCCTGAATTTGACCAAAAACGCCCTTGTTGTTGCGTTAGTTGTGGATTTGTTGCACAATGTGGCCATGCAAATAGAAAAAAACATCCCTCTCCCTGGTGGCGCCGATCCTCGAGAGCGCTACCCATTCCCTGATATGGCCATTGGAGACAGTTTCATGATCGTGGATGCCACCTGGATCAAGAACCTGCGTAGCGCTGCCTACATGTACTCTAGACGCCATCCAGGCACCCGATTCACATGCCGACGCCATGGCGAAGGCTGGCGGCTTTGGCGGGTGGCCTGATGCGACGGAAGGACGAAAAGTTCTTGGCCGGAAAAAACCTAGGCGGAAGGCCTGCTGTTGTTGAGTCCAGGGTAACCTCGCCGGTCAAGCCCCATAAGCCGAAAGTCCTGACACCCCAGGAATGGAAATTTGTGGAAGAGTTTTCCGCTGGCGATGGACACGTCACCCTCAAAGAGGCGGCAATCCGTGCCGGCTATGGTGAGACCTGGGCAAGAACGAAGGCGCGAGACCTGACCGACCCGGAGGTTTGCCCGCATATCGTGGCAGCGATCCAGCAGCGAAGGCGCGAGCTGGGCGAAAAGTACGGCACCACGTTTGAGCGGCACATGCGCGACCTCCAGGTCATCCGCGATCAGGCACTGCAAGCTGGCGCGTATGGCGCGGCCGTCCAGGCTGAATACCGAAGGGGCCAAGCCCTGGGTTCGATCTACATCGACCGCAAAGAAATCCGCCACGGCACAATCGATAGCATGAGCAAGGAAGAGGTCACCCGCAAGCTGGAAGAAATCAAGCGCTTGTACGGCGGAAACGCTGGGCCTATTGTGGACGTGACATCCAAGCAAATCCTGGAAGAGCCCGAAGAGGGAGAAGATGATGGCATTGAAACCGGAAGCGAACCTGTACAAGAGGCTGAAAGAAAACCTCCCAAGCTGCCATTTCACCCGGATTGAGTCCAGGGTAAACCTGGGCATCCCGGACTGCCTGTTGGCATTCCCGCATGGCCTGTTTGTAATGGTAGAGCTAAAGGTGGTCAAACGCGGCCGTAAGGTCAGCCTGTCACCCCACCAGGTCGCCTTTCACATCAAGCACGCCGACCTGCGCTGCCCGACTTATATCCTGGTGCAGTACCAACCGGCCGGGACTGCGCACGCCAGCAAGTCCGAGCTCCTGTTGTTTTGTGGTGAGCAGGCGATGGACTTGGCAACCCTGGGCGTTGACACTCCCGCTTTGGCCAGGTGGCCTTGGACAGGGGTAGCCTGGGCGGACTTGAGAAAACATTTAGTTGACAGTTGACTTGTATGTGAAAGTTGTGATAGAGTTACAAACACCTGGATGTCCAGGTACAAACAGAAAGAGAGAAATTTATGAGTACAAAGACCGAGGTATGGTTTGGCAATATGACCCATGGCACGTTTTACGTTGCGGGTAGGGACGACGAGGAGCCCTGCGTCATCATCCACAGCATCGACGAAAAGCGAATGATGGACTTAGACAAGGAAGACGTCGACGACCTTATTTGTGGCGGCGGCTATGACAGCTACCTGGTGCCCAGTGAGTTCGAGGGCGTCGTTGTTTTTTCATCCCAAGAGGTGGCGCTATGAACCAGGCTTTTTACGTGCGTTTTTACAATCACCCGGGAAACTACCAGGAGCGTTTTGTTTGGATCGTGCCCGACCGGGCCGCCCTGGACGCTGACATCGAAAGCTACCTGGACGACATGCGAGGATCAAAGCTGGAGGTCGCGCGCTTTTTGTGTAACACATCGGACGAGCCCGCAGGCTTTGACCTTTGAGTTATGCGATGGCGCGAACGCAAGCGCTTGAGACTGCCACCGAAACCGTTACCTGACCCTGATTTGCAACGCGCGAAAACAAGCGGCTTAATTCGCCGCTTGGTGGGCTTTTGGCTGTTCCATAAAATATTTGGTGGTGACAGTTGACAAGTTGAGAAAAGTAGATTTACAATGCAACCAGGCCGAGCAATCCGCAAGGCCCAAACCCTAGAAAGAGAGAAAGAAATGGAACTTAACACAATCATGCAGGCACTTGTAAAAGACATCGCCGAGCAGCTGCGCCCTATGGTGGCCGACATGGTCAAGCAGGAACTGGCGAACACCGACGGCGACGCGGCCCTGGGAAATATCGTGGCCAGCATTAACCTGGAGAAACTGGCCGAACACATCGGTGAGGCCCAGCTCTCTTACCTTGCCGAACACCTTAGCGACACTCAGCTGGTAACCATCGGCGAAAATGTGAGCGCTGCGGACGTGGCGGGCGAGCTGACCGACGGCCAGCTGAACGACATCGCGGGCGACATCGACCTGGCCGACCTGGCCGGAGAATTTGACTTAGGAAAGCTGTCTGAAAAACTCAATTTGGAAGAAGTGTTCAAAGAGTTTTTCGAAGACAATACTTTTTCGATTCGTCCATAAGGGGGCCGACCATGCAAATCCACGCAGTAAACGTAATCGTCGGGGGCATTCCCACCGATAAGCGCAAAAAGGTAAACGTCAAAATTGTGTTGGTGCGGGCCATCGACAAAGGGCACGCGCTGCAAAAGGCCGCCCTGGGTTTTTCGACGTACAGTAATTTTGGCGACTACGCCTTTATATATCGCAACGAATTTGACGATACGGACGGCCCCATAATCTGGAATTTTCAAACATGGGAGCGCACCGATTTCGACGATGTACAGCTTTTTACCGGTTCGGAAATTTTAGAAGGGATACCATCATGACACGCGAAACAAACACAAAATTTGTTATTCGGATAATGGAGCAGGCCAGCACCGGCCCACTGATGCAGGCCTTTGTCCTTGAAGCGATGCGTAACTACGCGGCCGACATCCTGGCCACCGAGACGCCGCCCGACGCTGAGACCGGCTTTATTTCCTGGAACGCTTGGCGCGCATGCGCTGCCGAGGCCGACCAGGCCCTGGCCGACCGTCGTTTATAACTCGGAGAAAAAAATGCTCGATGAGATTAAACAACTGCATTTTAATAACCACGTTCGAGCCCTGGCCGAATCGAATCACCGCGCCGCGCAACTTATGGAAAAAATCGGCGGCGGTTTTGCGGCCGCCCTGGCCCTGGCTTATTTTCGCGCTGATGGAACAAATCAGGCGCGCATTTTGGGCGCGTTTGGTGACCTGTTCGAAAAGTTTCGAAACCTGGATTTTGAAATACGGGAGCGCGAAGACCAGGCCAGCCAGGCCCGGGCCGACCAGGCCGCCCAGGAATAAAAAATAATTCTCTATTTACCCGGCCGTGTGCCGGGTTTTTTTTTGCTTAGGGGGTTGACAAGTTGATTTGTTGCACTAAAATTATTTTCAGGCCAGGCAATCGCACGGCCGCAAACTAGAAAGAGAGAATTTTTATGCTTCTTACAAAACCCCAGCGCGCCGCCTTGAAGCGCGTTTTTTCCCGTGATAACCAGGGCCTTACTTATTTAGCCTTCCGCCGTGGCGTGGTGCCCGGGTTCGGCTGCATTATGGTGAAGTGGTCCGGTATGTGGTTGGGCATCGAGTCCGACGGCTATACACACAGTTAATTTTTTTAGAAAGCGAGAAATCATGTTAAAAACCGTTAAGCATTCAGGCAACAAAAAAACCGGGCCGATCGCGGTGACCTACCGCGCCGGCGGGCACAATGTTTTTGCCACCTGCCCGAAAACCTGCGCATTGAACCCCCAGGGCGAGCACGCCGCCGACCTGGTCGACCTGGACTATTTGCAGGCCGTCCGCCAGGCCGTGCCACGTAACGGCCAGGCCTGGACTTATTCACACTTTGCCGCCGAGCTGCTGCCGGTGCCTGCGCCTGGTGAAACCGTGATTAATGCGAGCTGCGACACGATCCCCCAGGCCCTGGCTGCAGTGGCCGCCGGCCGTCCGGCCGTGGTGGCCGCACCGTCCGGCACGGTTTGGCCGTACACCGTCGACGGCGTGCGCTTCGTGCAGTGCCCGGCCGAGCTGGCCGAAAATTTTAGCTGCGATCAATGTGGCGGCGGCCGCCCATTGTGTGCACGTGGTGACCGCGATTATGTCGTGGTGTTTGTGGCCCATGGCAGCGGCGCGCGCCTGGTCGGCGACGATACGCCGGGCGGCTGCTACGGTAACGGCGGCCCGGTTCGCCTGGCCTGGGAAAAAACAAAAACCGGCGGGCACCTGGACGACGCGGCCGAGCTGCTGCGCTTCGCTCGTTCGCTGCCGCCTGGTTCGCTGCTGCGTCATCACGTGGTCGGCGACCTGGGCCTGGCCAAATAAAAATATTTTTGTTGACTTGTTGACAAGTCGAAAAATATTAGACTAAAATAAAAACCGTCGGGGGCTTTTCCCCGGCGTTAACCTAGAAAGCGAGAAATAACATGGCACACATGATCGACGAAACCACCGGCCGCGCTGCAATTGCATACGCTGGCGAAACCCCCTGGCACGGCCTGGGCCAGGCCTTAACACCTGGCGCAAGCATTGAAACCTGGACGCGCGAAGCGGGCCTAGCTTACGACGTGCTCGAAAGCCCGGTTAAGTATTCCACGCCGGCCGCGACCGAGCTGCAAACGTGGCCAGCGCGTAAAGTGCTGCACCGGTCCGACACCGGCGCGCCCCTGGCCGTGGTGTCGAGCGCTTATAACGTGGTGCAGCCTGGCCAGGTTATGGATTTTTTCCGCGAGCTGGTCGACCTGGGCGGCTTTCAATTGGAAACTGCCGGGGCCCTGAGCGACGGCCGCCGGGTTTGGGCCCTGGCCAGCGTGGGCGACGCGGCCCCCGTGGTCGAGCGCGACCTGGTCAAGCCTTACCTGTTGCTCGGCACGTCATACGACGGCACTATGGCGACGGTCGCGAAATTCACGGCCATTCGCGTGGTTTGCAATAACACGATAACGGCCGCCGTCGGTGGCTACAGTAACGGCCGCCCGACCAAGGGCGAAAGCGAAATAAATACCGGCTATTTAAAGTCCGCCGTTCGCGTGCTGCATTCGGAGAAATTCGACGCCGACGCGGTCCGCCTGCAGCTGGGCATTGTGGCGAATGCATGGGAGGGTTTTTTAGTTCAATCGCGCCAGCTGGCCGGGGCCACAATGGACCAGGACCAGGCCGACGCGTTCGTGGCCGAGCTGCTGCGCCCTTATCATTCGAGCGCGCGCCCGGTGAATGAATCCCGCGCTTATGTTCGGATCATGCAGTTATTTAATGGCGCGGCGATCGGTTCGCAGCTGCCCGGCGTGGCCGGCACGCGCTGGGCCATGTTGAATGCCGTCACTGAGCTGGTCGACCACGAGCGCGGCCGCTCAAACAATACCCGAATGGAATCGGCATGGTTCGGCACCGGTGCAGCGCTTAAGGCGCGGGCCGTTGACCTGCTGGCCGCTGCCGACCTGGTCGTGGAGGTTTGAGCATATGACCACACAAAAACAAATCCGCGCGGCATTTTGGGCGGCGCATCCTGCCGCCGATCGCAAACGCTACCCGGCGCGCGATTGGACCCGCGAAGATAAAACCCGGCGCGACTACTGCACCGATACCCGCTGCGCGTTCGTCGATTTTGTCGACCAGCTGCAGCGTGGGGGCACCATATCCGAAGCGCTCGCCGCGCGCGCTACCCTGTAGCGGCCGACCTGGCCACCGAGCCCGCCGCCTGGCGGGCTTTTTTGTTTGTGTTGACACGTTAATTTTTATTAGACTAAAATTAAAGCCCGGCCACGGTGGCCGGGATCAACCTAGAAAGCGAGAAATTATGAGCACGAAAATTTTCGACCTGCGCGACCTGGACATGGGCAGCGCTTATGACTGGTCGCAATGCGAAGCGATCCACCACGGCGACGTGATGCTGGTCGCCGACGGCGTGGCCGTAATGTGCGAAGCCTGGCCGACCATGGTCGCCGGTGCGTCGGCCGTGTTTCACCGCCTGGCCGACGGTGTGACCTGGGAGCGCTTCGCCTTGGACTGCCCGCGCCCTGGCATGGCCGCGCAGCTGCTGGCCGGTGTCGCCGTCGCCGGTCGCCCGGTCGCCGACCTGGTCGCCGCCGCCGTTACTTATAACGAGCTCGCCGACCTGGTCGAGCTCGCAGCGCTGGCCGACCTGGCCGCTACCAGGCGCGCAGCATGATCGCCCGCCGCTTGCAGCTCGTGCAGCTGGTCGCCGTGGCCGACGTGGGCCTGGTTCGTGTTACCTGGTCGCCCGCCTGGTCGTCGCACCTGGTGACCGTTACCCGCCCAGGCCGTGGCGTGGTGGCCGAGCACGTGGTGCCCGACCGGGGCCGCGCCCTGGAGCTTGCCGACCAGGCACTGGGGGAGCTGGCCGAGCTGGCCGGCATGCCTGCCTAGGCCTGGCCACTTTCACCCGAACCGAACCCGGCCACGTGCCGGGTTTTTTTGCGCCTGGTATCGGACCGGCTGCCTATGGGGCCCGGTGTTTGTGGCTGCTAACCTGGGGCCGAGCTGGCCGCCTGAGCTTGGCGCGTGGTGCCCGCGCCTGGACGACCAAACCGTGGCCCGCGTATCGTGCGCAGCTGGCCATTAATTCGCGCCCGGCCGGCCGTGGTCCGCGCTGCCTGGTTTGCAGTTATTCGCTGGCCACTTACTGCAGCATGCGCAGTTATTCGCTGCCAGGTTAACTGCAGCAGCTGCAGTTATTCGCTGCCGGCCGGCCGTGGTTCGCGCTGCCTGGAGCTGCTGCCTGGTGGCCGTCGACCTGGTGGCCGAGCTGCTGCCGGAGCTGCTGCCTGGTGGCCGTCGACCTGGTGGCCGAGCTGCTGCCGGAGCTGCTGCCTGGTGGCCGTCGACCTGGTGCCTGGTGTTTGTGTTTGTGTCGACCTGGTGCCTGGTGTTTGTGATCCGGTGGCCGTGATCACATACATTAGGTCCGCGCGCCCTGGTCCGCCGGCCGTGGCCCGTGGTCCGCGTCGCCTGGGCCGTGGGCCCCGGATCGCCTGGCCTGGCGCGTAAGTGAGCACCCACTCACCCAGGGGGTCCAAAAAACGGGCCGGGTCCGGGCTGCGCGGGCTCTAGCCCGTTTTTACACGCTAGGTTTCACGTGAAACACTTTTGGACCTACTTTAAAAAAGGGCCCCCTTTGTCAACAAACACAACTCGTGTCAAAATATTTAAAAATTTGAAACGAAACGGACTTCCATGATCCCCGAAGAAATAGACGCGGAACGACTAAAACTCGAGTACCGGCTCGCGCAGATTGACACGCAAGACAAAGCACGTACTCACTTCATTGATTTCGTGCGCTACGTCTGGCCCAACGCGATCCTTGGTGAGCACCACTCGGTCATGGCCAAAGCCTTTGACCGCATTGCCAATGGCACCTTGAAGCGCCTGATCATCAACATGCCTCCTCGGCACACGAAGTCTGAATTCGCGTCCTATCTCCTGCCGGCGTACCTGATGGGTAGAGACCCGAGCACCAAGGCCATTGAAGCAACCCACAACAGCGAGCTTGCCGTGCGCTTTGGCAGGAAGGTCCGTGACCTGATGGACATGGACACCTACAAGGAGGTCTTCCCTGACGTCACCTTGAAGCAGGACTCCAAGGCTGCTGGACGCTGGGACACCAACAAAGGCGGGGAATACTTTGCTGTTGGTGTGGGCGGCGCGATGACCGGTCGCGGCGCTGACGTCTTGATCATTGACGACCCGCACTCGGAGCAAGACGCCATGAGTGACCTTGCTTTGGACAACGCTTGGGAGTGGTACAGCTCTGGCCCACGTACGCGTTTACAGCCAGGCGGCGCGATTGTGATTGTGATGACGCGCTGGGGCACCAAGGACCTTACTGCACGCTTACTCAAGGCACAGAAGTCGCGCAACGCGGACCAGTGGGAGGTCATTGAGTTCCCTGCTATTTTGCCAAGTGGGCGCGCACTTTGGCCGGGGTTCTGGAAGATCGAGGAACTCGAGAGCGTAAAAGCCTCTTTGTCGGTACAGAAGTGGAACGCGATGTACCAGCAGCAGCCCACGAACGACGAGGGTGCCATTCTGAAACGGGAGTGGTGGAAAGTCTGGCCAAAGGACGATCCGCCTGAGGTGAACTACATCATCCAGTCCATGGACACGGCGTATTCCAAGAAGGAAACGGCTGACTTTTCTGTCATCACAACCTGGGGCGTCTTCTACTTGAGCGAGGATTCGGGGGCATCTATCATCTTGTTGGACGTCAAACGTGGGCGCTGGGACTTTCCCGAACTCAAGCGTATTGCCAAGGAGCAGTACGACGTTTGGCAGCCTGACAACGTCTTGATCGAGGCCAAGGCCACGGGAACCCCTCTTCAGCAAGAGCTGAGAAGAATGAACATCCCTGTCACGATGTACTCACCGGGTGGGCGCAGGACGGGCACGGACAAGGTGGCGCGGGCCAACGCAGTAGCTCCTGTATTCGAGGCTGGCATGGTCTGGGCACCGGACACGGAGTGGGCCGAGATGCTTGTCGAGGAATGCGCGGCTTTCCCTCATGGCGACAACGACGACATGGTTGACAGCACAACCATGGCCATGGACCGTTTTCGGCGCGGCAACTTTATCACCCTTGGCACAGACGACGTAGAAGAAAGTGACGCCAAAGACCTTGTGCCAGAGTATTATTGATGCTTAAAATGGCGTGAATAACTTCTAGTAGCAGGGTCACGATGAAAAACAACGACTTGTTGGCATGGATGCAAAGCAGAGGAATGGGCCCTGCCCCAACGCAAGCCCCTGCGTTTGGCGGCATTGCCAATCCCGGTCAGCGGGCCATGTTGCGTGGCTCAGATAAAGCCTACCTGGAGGCTCGCCAAAAAGAACTAGACGCGTACGAAGAGCAGCGAGCCGCGTACAACGCTGGGTTGACCAAGTACCAAGAAGAGGTTTACAAGCCCTACCAGGCGCAGGCCGAGGCGTACAACGCAGCAGCGCAGAAGTACAACACTGAGGTCTACAACCCGTACAAGACGCAGTACGACGCGTACGAGAAGGCGATCACTGACTACAACGCCGGACCACGGACCACGGACTATGCTGGGCCGGCAGAGCCCACCTTGGCAAGTAAGTTTGAGATGGCCGTGCCGACAACACCCGAGGCTTTCTCCCTGACTTCCCCTACTTTGCCGTTCAAGGAAGAAGACGTCACCGCGTACCAAAAAGAAGCGGCACAGACAGCGCGCAGTGACGCGGCAAACCGTGGCGTGGCAATTGACGTGGTAAGTGACCCGAGCAAATACAACTTCGGCTCGATGTCCGTGAGCAACAGATTTATGGCCGAGGGCGGCCCAGTGGACGCCGAGCCAGGCGGCCAAGCTCGCAGCATGATGGACCAAATGACAGGCTTGGTGGCAAGTGCTGGCAGGGGTGGCGACACACAGCTGGCGCACCTGTCACCCCAGTCGGCTGACCTGTTGAAGAGCCGAGGCGGTGCGGGAACCATCAACCCCAAGACAGGCTTGCCTGAGTATCTGGTGATGATCATGCCAGCGGAAGAATATGACAAGGCCGCAAAAACAAATTTTAGGGGCATGCCGTTGGCTGGTTACCAAAGGGGCCCTTATAGCCCTGGGTACCTAGAAGGGCTGGCAGCCGCTGAAGAAGCAAGGAAGAAAGCTGCAGCCGACGCTGCCGCAGCTGCCCTTGCCGAGAGCCAAAGAAAGGCTGCGCAAGACGCCGCAGCCGAGAAGGCAATTGCGGAGCGCTTGGCAAAGGAAAAGGCTGACGCAGAAGCTGCAAGGTTGGAGACGGAAAAGAAAGCGGCACAAATTTATGCGTCTAGAGTCCGTGACCAACGTGTCGCGGGCCCTGCCGTAGGAACCTCTGCCAGTACGGTGCGCCCTGTTGCTGCTGACTACAGTTTCAATACCCGCGCAGCAACCCCACTGGGTCCGGTTGACTTAGACAACCGGTACATAAGGCCCCCTGTTACGCCAATAGGCAGTCGGACCCCAACCTACACGTCGCCAAGACCTTCTCAGCCGCCAAGGGAAGAACGCCCAGCGGCTCCGACAACACTACCTACTTTCATTGACAACAACTTAACGCGTATTCCTACTGCGGCTGAGATTGCACTGCCGGACATAGACGGGCAAAAGAGAGCCATCACAAGCCCAAGAAACTTCTTTGCATTGGACCCGTCTAAGCCGCCAAGCATCCCAGGTCTCACACCAGGGACCGTGGCCCTTGCACCTTTGGACTTACCTCTAGCAGCAGGCAAGAAGACCTTGGAAGCAATCGCTGCCAACCCCAACTTGTCACCTCAGATGCTGGGCGGCAAAGAGAACGCTCGAATAATGACCGACCGCTTGGGCAACAGGATTTACTCCCCCGGCGCAGGGCCCCTTTTGTACAGGTCTGGCGGAGAGGTAACAAGGGACTTGAACGCCTTGATAGCGCAGAACACCGAGACCTTGTCAGATGAGCAGCCTGAAGACACTATCAACACAAACCCTGTAGGAACCGCGCAAGCGTTCTTGGCTGACCTCAGTGGAGCGGGCAAGGCATCGCCCACCCGTCAGTCCGTCAAACGCGTGAAGACATCCGCTGGTGGTGGTGCAACTGCTGACAAAGCGATGCAGCTGGCGTATGAAGACTTGGCCAAGGGTGACTT